CATAAGTAACTCCCTTTTGGGAGCGAAAATGTTGGTGAAGAATAGAATTTCGGTTCTTCCCTTCACCCCGTTTCATGCATCCCGATCTGGGTTGCATGGTGCGGGCTTCTTTTCAGAGTTCAGTTTGACTCTTAAAGAGGCTGCACTTGCCAACTCCATTGGATTGACAAATGCTTTACGGAGGAACTCTGGATTATCCAGGTGTTCCCCCGTGAGTCGTATCCCCACATTAACCATGTGCAATACGACTTTCGTCAAAGGGTCTCCCATTAGGACCCCTTTGCGAAGTACCACATATCTTGCTCCAGGTAGGAGCGGATCTGTGGAACCTACTTTTCTCAACGGACCCGTTGCAGTAAAGTAGATACGCCGTTCCCGGTAACACGTTTGGTGTACCAGGCGGCGAAGGAGTTTTGGAATGCCGCATTTGAGCATCCAAATCTCCGCAGCTAACCCTGCCACTTTATGGTCAAGGTTGTCTGTGGCTTCCTCAAAGTCTGTGGACGATGTGTAAGCCGGTTTGTAGATCTCCGAAATTTCGGTGTAATCTCCAAATTCATCTTCTTCACGGGTGTCGACCCGGAATAAGACGTCTTCTAAACGGTCTTCGAAAAGATCGTTAAAGAAGTTCCAAGCGTGGTGGGCTTTCCCCATCCCCGACTTGGAGCTGCTCACTCCCTTCTCCAGGGGTGATGAGCAGATCTTGTTTATCCAGTCAAGTACGACTTTTAAACAAGCACGAGCCTTGGTGACGGAACGTCCTTTACCAGGCTCTTTTACGACCGTGAGGAATGCATATCGTAGTTCCTCGGGCGTATAACGGTACACCTGATCCAAGCAGGACCAGAAGATGTACTCGCCAAAATTGTCCGTGAGCGATATGCTCCCGTCAATTTTTCCGGTTTCGAGGTTCCGAGTTGGAACTTCTTGACCGCCTCGACCAACAAATACCAGTTCTGATATTGCGTCGGTCGTCCCTCCTTCTTTCCGGGTAGATTCCCAGGAAGAGGAGGTTGTCACTGAGACTTTCGATTTTGTCGAGAGTCCGGTGAATGCTTCATCGGGTAGGTCTTCCACCATCCGGATGAAGGAGGCACGCGCTAGTCCCAAGGATGTTTGGGACAGCGGTGCATTTTCAGTCGAGACTCCAATTAGGAATTTATACTTCGACTGAAGCAACACGATGGATGGGGGAGTTCCACAACCACGTGTTTGAGAAAGGATCCCGATCAGCATCAGCTGACGGTGACCTTTCGCGGCCTTAGTTCGCTCCCAAAGCGGGACGAACTGGCGCAACCAAGGAGCGAGGTCGGGAACGACTTCGCCCTTGATAAGTTCAAGTGCTTCGCGGTTTGCGTAGTCTTTGAACGTCTTCCGTGCTCCTTTTAAAAGAGCATAGGAAGAGATGGTGTCAATCGCTTTTTGGGTGACCTCACCATCGAGGAATTCGTCATCGATGAGATGATAGATATTCCAAAGTATGAACCTGTCATATCGTTGCCAGGTCCATACTTCTTCGGGAAACGCCAGATATCTCTGTACGAAAATCCCGTCAACGGTCTTTAGAAGCTCGATTAGCCTCAAAGCCCGTGATTTCTGTGGTCTGACATTCGTGTCGGCCCAGAAACTAGCAGTCGTCCGGACTGTCCAGTCCGGATTCTGCTTTCCTGAAAGAAGGAAGAGAATCTTCTTCTTCAGGCGAGAGGCCCAGTGCGCAAATTTTGCGTCTGGCCCCTTCACCATCGCCATGAGGGCTTTTCCCCAATGCGTATGGTTGCAAATGAATTCCATCTTGATGGTAACATCTGCGATCTCAGAAAAACGGATTTTGTTTTTCTGAGACCCCTTCCAACGAGCTCCTAGGAGTCTGGCTGGAAGTTTGTCTTGTATCCTGAGAGTGTCAAGGTACCAGACAAGTAGTCTCGGAGGGATTTCGTTCCTGTCCGAGGCTAATATGCGGGCTGCATGGATCTTCCATGAGTCCTCATAGACCAATCTCATCGACTTTCTGTCTTTGACTTTGGTTACCCAATCACTAGCGTAATCTGCTGGTGTTTGGGTTACATCTAGATCCTCCTGTGCGGCAGAATCTATGATGAACGAACTAGCTTCCGGTTCTGGAAAGTTTTGTTCGTTCTCCGTGCGGGCTTGTTCAAGCAGCTCACGGAGATGCGATGAGATCGCCGAA